TGCCAGACACGCCCGTGACAACAGCGGATGGAACTTCTACGCCTACGCCGCCCGTCCCAGCTACGCCAACTTCATTAATCGACATTTCTAGTGTCTCAGTGCCAACTGCTCCTGTGCCACCAACGCCTGTCTGGGTAGGCGTTATTTCTAAATTAACATAGCCAACAGTACCTATTGATGGAACTCCGACTGGCGGCAAGAGACGTGGGTCAATTGTCCAATCTTGGGTGAACCCGATATAGACAACAACATTTTCTGGATCTGTATCTGGGCGTGGATTAAAGAGTGCGGTTGCGTCAACAACATTCTTTGCAGGCGTAAGCTGCGGCTGCTTTGGATCAAAATCCTCTGGAGAAACACGCAAGCCATCCCAAGTAGTCCTCAGTTTGGTATATTTTACCCGAAGACCGCTTATGTCGCTTATTGCTAGGGATTTTTTTCCGCTTGCATATCTGGCCATTAGTATAAATTCAGCGCAGTTGGCTGAATCCTCAAACTTACACCATCATTATCAGAGGCCGCTGCAAAGGCAAAGGCACGTTCATACATCTCATTTAGGATTGAGAATTTCTCTGTGGCGTATTTAAGAGATATTTTGCTTGCCAAACCAGCGCAGATGCATTCGTTCCAGCGGTATGGTATGTCAGCGTCCTGATTTGAGGCTGTGACGTCCTCTAGCTGATTAACGGCCCAATATATCATGCTGTACGTTGTTGTGTTAGGCACCTGCCACAGATAGACCACAGGCGTATACTGCTTATCTAGCATGTACTGGCTTGGTTTACCTGCTGATGTCTTGTTCGGAAGCTGGTTATAGTCAGAGATTGACACTCGATTGATGGATTGGTCAGACGTATCTGTCCCAGAGCTATCGCGGATTACGGCATCCATAATGTCGATAGTTCCTGCTGGAAGTGTATACGTTGTCTGGCCATCAACCAGTGTCAGTGTGTTCTGGGTGACTGTCCAGTAGTTTATGCCACGGTTTGCCCACTCCGAAAAGAGCAGGTTAAGGCTTCGACGTGCTGATACAGCCCTGTCACCAGTCATAGTTTGTGGATCTAGGCCGCAGCGCTCAAACGCTTCGGTTAATATCTCTTCAACGTCTGGCCTAAATCCAACTGTTCCCGAAGTGGCCATGTCGTACCTCTATCAATATTTTTTAACGGCGCGAATGATCACTTGATATGCATCGCCAGCCGCTCCAGCCCCAGTTGTTGTAAACTTGATGTCGCCTGTGCCGTTAGCACCGTATTCCGCGCTATTGGGTAGCCCACCAAATTTCTCAAAAGTTTGGTATCCCTGCTGATCTTCTGCCAGATGCAAAACAATAATATCAGTATCTGCGTCTGCCAGTACCTCAACTGTCATTCCATGCAAAATCCACTGGCATTCCACAATGCGTATACCCGTGCAGGTTGCGCCATTTGCATTTGCCGCGAGGGCAGACACATCTATTTTAGCCACTGCGCTTTCGTTCCCACCATCGACATATTGATATTGGAATGCAAATACGCACTCATGTGTGTTGTCGATGATCGTAGTCGATGTTGTAATGTCGGCCATATTAATCTCCTATGGTTATAGGTGGGAGCCGAAGCTCCCAACCAAAATGATTATTAGGCAATTTGAACGTACTCAACGATGAACGTAAACGAACCCGCTGTCGTAGCATCCACTGTGTTAGTAACATTACAGTAAATTGTACGCTCTGCTGAAGCATACTGAGCAGAGATAGGGGCCGTGGCGGCGTTTTGAGTAGTAGCAACCAAGGTAGTAGTTGTTACGTTTCCAACGACAACTGTTGTACCGCCATCTAGAATCTCATCTGTAATTGCAGCGACAATCTGTGCGCCCGAAGAGGATGTACCAACTTCATAACCAATGTCACCAGTTCCAATAACGGGAGCCGTGTCACAAAATATCTTAATGTTTGTGATGATTGTGTTTGCTGGCTGAGTAAACTCACCAATAGTCGGGCTGTCACCTGCTGTGGTGTTTACTGTAACGCCTGTGGCGAAGCCAACGTGCTTTACATATTTGTCGGTGACAATACCTGTGGACGCAATAGTTGCAATGTCTGTATAAGCACCAGTTGTTGAATTTTTAGAGACAACTTGGAAGCCGCCTTCTGAGCGCACTGGTCCTGTGAATGTTGTGTTAGCCATGTGATTCTCCTGTCGTGGCAAATGTCAGACGCACCATGCGGCTGTCAGGGATATTGAGACAATACATCACATCGTTTTAAAAAGAAAGGGGCGATCCTAAGACCGCCCATGTTTTGTTTTTTGAGTGGTGATCGTAAAGGTCTTACTCATAACCCCAAGATGGATCTGACATTGCAAAATCCATCGCTTTATTTTCCAAATGACGCATGTAAGCAATATCGTTGCCTTCGTCTTCGATATCGTCATCGTATGCTTCAGCTTCTAAATTAGCGATGGCTTCCAGAGCTGCTGCCAGACACTCATCAAAAGTTGCGCCTGAAACAGTACGATCTGCGCCATCGAAACGAACAGTAGCCATTGGGCCTTCGTTTGGAAAATCAGTTAAAGAGCCAACTTCTTTCTCTTCGACCTTACCTTCAGAAACAACAACTTCAAACAGATTCCAAATTGGAACCCCTGTTGCGACTTGAACTGCTTTATATCCTATTTCCATTTTTTCTTCCTTTCTCATTTCCTATACAATCAATATAGGAACCCCTGCAATAAATACAAGGGGTAAAATGAAAGTTTTTTATTATTGTTATTTTTCAATAAGTTTCAAAGATTAATGTTTAGATAACTGATCTAAATAAAAAGAAAGGGGCGAGTTTCCCCGCCCCCTCTTTATCTTTCCATTAAAGGAAAACTTATGCAGCGCCTTCTGTGCCGAAAACGCCACGCCAGTCAGTCCAACCGAACGAATAACGCTCACGAACTTTATAGCGGATGTTGCCAGTTTCGAAGTCGCCTTCCATGCCTTTTTTCATTGGCGAGCGCTGGAAGGTTTTCAAACCGTCTGGAACGTCTGTCAACACATAGAATGAGTCGGCGTCAGTTAGACGGCGCATCACATGGTATCCTTTTGGCAGGTAACCGCCAGAACGGATAGCATTGATGTCATTGTCGGCAGTGCTAGTGCGAAGCTGCGATTCCAACAGGCGTTCAGCGACAAACTGATAAGCAGTTGGGATAACAAGCATCGTGCCTTGTGCTGCAATACGAAGACCGCGATCATCTTTCATATCAGAGATGTTGATAAGAATTGACTCAAGCGATGTTTCGGAAAGGTCAGCAGCGGTGGCAAGCACGTTTGACTGGGTGCCAGCTTGGGTTGGGTGCGATGCACTCAAAAGAACAACACCATCACCGCCATTGTAGCCAGAGGCTTGGGAGTTGTTCAAGACATTTGCTGCCTTGATTTCTTTTGTAGAAGACATCGAACGGGCCAAAGCTTTGGTGTAACGCGAAGCGATTGAGCCGTACTGGCCATCCTCTTCAGCTTCCTCAGTAATTGAGAAGGCCAAGGCAATCGTTTCATGCTGGTAACGCGCTGTCCACTGTTGGCCAGCAGCATCATAAGATACAGCCCCGCCCTCAGTTTTAGTTGGCGCATTTCCAAAGCCAGATAGGAGAACGTCTTCCTCAAACGCCTTTTGCGAAGTGTTTGAAGAGAAAACTTTCTCATATTCCGCTGGATATTGGTCGTACTCAAGTCCGAAAAGAGTATTCAGACCTGGCTCAAGCATTTTAGCAAAACTTGCTCTATTCATAGCCATTTTTCATACCCTCCTTATATACCAGCGACATTTGTACCAAGAAGATGCTCATTAATAGTCACCTCCATGATAGCATTTGCGCCGAAAGCGTTGTCTGGTGCATCGTATAGGGCAAGAATTTTGCAGGTGGCAATACCAGCAGCCATAGTCCCACTAAGTTCAAAGCCAGATTGACCAGTTGTGGTAGAACCTGCGCCAGCTACAACGTCAGCGCAGTTGCCAATGTTGGTCTGAGCAGTAGTACCTGCGGATTGCACACGGAATACGGTGTATGGATCATCGTATAAATACGCGACAATGTTTGTAGCGGTTGTGCCAGTTGGCCAATATTCGCTATAGATATAAGATCCGTCTGAAGCGGTATACGAGCAACCATCAAACACGCCAATGTTATTAACTTCCGTAGCTGAGTGCGGAGTAATAACACCGTCTGCAGTAATAATGCATAGGTCACCTTTGAAGATGTTTTCTGCAAGACCAGTAGCAATAGTGTATTTGTTAGTGCGGGGCGCATTACCGCTCATGTGACGGATCGGTACAAAACCGAAAGCGGCGTCTACATTTGCCATTTTTTTGCTCCTTTAAGCGTTGAGATTAATCGCTCATGGCAGATAGAGGTCTGCCACGGCTGACTTCAGACTTGCGATCTTGGTAGATCGGTTGCCCATTTGTCCGTCCTAATGCCTCAAGCTGACCCGAAACCGCTTCATTTTGCTCTGTGTTTTTACCGCGATAATACGACTTCATAGATTCGTGGCGTTCCCTTGGCATTTCGCAGAGCAGCATTCCTTCAATTCCGACTGAGCCTGTCCACTGACCGTGATTAATAGTTGGGAATAATCCCTCCTTCACAGTATCAGCAGCACGGGCTTGCCATCCTTCACGCATACGCTTGTATACGTTGTCTGGCGTATCTTTCCCCTGAATCGAGGTTGCAACCCACCTTTGGACATACCCTGGACGGGGTTCGGGAGCGTCTAAAAGCGCTGGTGGTTTCCATGCGGTTTCTGGACGAGTTTCCTCATCACGCATAGAAGAGCGAGTTTCATCGGCGCGAACATTACGTTTCTCAGTCATTTATTGGCTCCTTTGCTGACGCCGAATTTCGGCTTCATATTGTCTAAGACCTGCTTCAGTATTGATGCCAAGTTCTCGCGCCATTCTGAGTTGTTCTTGCGTCATTTTAACTCTATTGCCCTTGTAACCTGACGAACCGCCTGTAGTTGGGGCGACTGGTTGTCTACTTTTTGTTCGTTGTCTACTTGGACTTGCCCCTGATGTTAACTCAGGAAAAACCTTTTGTAAACGATTGTTTAAAACGTCATAGTATTCGTCCGAATTTTTATCAAAGCCTTCTAGGTCAAGCTGGACATCAATCGCACGGGCTGCGGCTGTTTCGCGCTCAAATCCTTGAGCGTTAAACCAGTTATTTTGCTGCCACCAATCCATTGCTTTTGCAGGGGCAGGCGCTGCTTGGCGCTGCGGAGCTTGGCGCTGTTGCTGCTGTTGAGCGCGTTGCTGTTGTTGCGATTGGGCAACACGCATTGCGGCTCTCATGTCAGCCATTTGCTCTTGGAAGTTTACTTGAGCTTCGGTGTCGCCTTCTTCAACGGCTTTATAGAGGGCCGCTTTGGTTTGCTGGTATCGGGTGTTGAAGTCTTTTTCGGCGTGTTGCTTGGAGCCTTGCTCAAGGCGCTCAAGTCTTTTCTGAAGCTGAAGATTTTGCTCTTGAATTTGGCGAGCTTGGATTTCAGCATCTCGACGCTGGCTGACAAGCTTTTGAATGCGCTTTTGAACTTTAGGCCCATAATCTTCGCCTTCCTCTGCTGCGGCAGATCTATCTTCTGCCTTATCTTCATCTGTGGGGTCTTCTGTGATTTCAATTTCAAAATCATCAGAGTTGCCCTTGGCCTTTTTAATTTCGGCCTCGATTTCTTCTATAATTTTATCTGACATGGATTTATCCCAAATATGCGGCGACTTCGACCCCATCTGGCAAAATCGACGTGATTTCATCGTCGTTTAGCAGAAGGAATTTAACGCCTTTTACAACCAGTTTCTGACCTGCGTACTTTCCGTAGGTCACGCGATCACCAACGCTTGGGCATATTTCGGAACGCCAGCGCTTGCCAGTGTCACGATCTCGATATGCCAAATCACCCAAGGCGCATACTGTGCCGTGGGCTGTCAGGTATTCCTCATTATCTTTAGAGCTATCTGGGAGTAAAATCCCGCCTCTGGTTTTCATCGTAACCTGATTAGGCTGAACTAAAACTTTCCAATTGAGCGGGATCGGTAGTTGATGGGACTCAATGGTAGCATTATTATCTTCGTTAGTGTAAGTTCTATCATGTTGATGAGACACGCTATACATCCTCTTCATTTATGTTTTTAATAGTTTCGCGGATAATCTCAGATGCTTGCATCAATCCTTCCGCGATGCCTACGTTTCTATGATATGCGTTGAAGTCGGATACCCGACCATCAACCATGCTTTCAGCTATCTCTAGCCGTTTTTTCTCCAGATTTTTTCGTATCTTCTGAAGAAGGTCGCTTACTGTCATGTTTTACGCCTCCCGTCATTGCTACGCCTATGACATGGACAGTCACATCTTTGCGTTCTTCGGACATCAATACCCCTTCCTTATTGTTTTTGCCTTCTTCTTTACTACTTTCTTTTTAACTGCTTTGGTAGCTTTCTTTTTTCCGTTTGACATTAACGATGGGAAGCTTGCTCTGTTCATTGCCATTATACCTGC